GGTTCTCCTTTTCTATTTGACTATGGAGCTTTCCTTCTGCGTAGTCGAGTGCTACATTCTCAAGTTCATCGACAGCTTTCTTGTAGTCCTTGTCATCCTTCATCCAGTTGTAGTGAGTCTGTCTTGAGACACCCACAGCTTCGCATGACTTGGTAACGATACCTAGATTTGCTTCTAATGCTTTCAGCATTGCTGTCTTATGTTCTTGAGTCTTGTCCATTTTTTATGTGTCAAATTCGGTAAACCTCCTAACTATAAAACCCTATTCTTCGAGATTGCGTTTGCGCTCCTCTCTTATGATCTGATTGATCATCTTCTGGTTGAGCCTACGCTGTGATCTATTCGGTGTGGTAGGTCGCTCTGGTAGGTCTACGAACTTACCTAGAAAGGCTTGTTCATCTGCTGAGAGATGACCTCTCATGTGTACCTGTGTGAGGATGTGTATAAACATCTCTAGGTTCTTCCTGTTGATTAGGATTTGACTACTAGTCTTTTTCGATTCCATATCTTGCTAGGTCTTTCATGCATTGTTGTGCGATACTTCCATAGGTGTATCTCTTAACCTTTGTGCGCTTTGCGTTTGTTGTTGCGTAGTGATTGATCAGTTCTATCACCTTACGGCTCTCCTCACTTCTGATAGAATCGTAGTTTGTTTTCATCTCTCGTTGGTGTTAAAGGTTTTTCTTTCTATCCATCTTGCGTACATCTTCGCTGCCCAAGCTCTGCGCTGTTGCTTATTAGGGTACAGCTTCCTTAACCTCGCATTTGCTATGCGTAGGAATTGTCTCATCTCATTCATCTCTCTTTCCTGTTAGGTATATGAATATCGCACTCAAGGCGATAGTCATTAAAACCACAAACCACTTAAACTCTATCATAATCTTCTCTCGTGTATTTGCTTTAACCATTGAACCTTCTCTGGTACATCTCCGTGTTCTAGGTGACAGGTTCTACATACTGCCATTAGGTTCTCTATTCTGTCTTTGTCTTTAGCACCTCCTGATCCCCTGTTCTCTATGTGGTGTATGTCTACGGCTCTTGCTCCACAAACCTCGCAAGGTATGAAGTCATCCAGCACATAGTCAAAGTACCGCATATAGATCTTGGTGTGCTTTTTCATTTGAACAACGGCTTTATCTTTTCGGCTATCGCCTGTACCACATCAGTAGTAACTGCGTTACCGCATTGCTTATAGCGTTGTGTGTTGCTCATCTTCTTAACCTCCCCATCATAGTTGCCGTACTCGGTATGATTATCGGGGAATCCTTGTAGTCTTTCACATTCAATAGGTGTTAGTCTACGGATGCGAGAACCTTTTATTATTGGTGGCATTGTACTCACATCTTGCTCACTTGACCTACGAGTAGCAAGACAAGGGGATAGACCATCCTTACGAGGTCTCCATCCTTCATCATTACGAAAGTCTCCTACTTCTTTGATGAGTTGAAGTCCGCTGTGGAGGTCGGCTTGACCTCTCGCTGTAAGGTACTTTGTAACGGCTTTTCTTGAGCCTTCCATTGTGAAATCTTCTGTATTGTTTCCTCCGATAGGAAATACTCCTCTCCAATTTCGCTTGGTATTTGTAGAATATCCGACAAGGTATATGCGCTCTCGGTTTTGGGGTAGAAACCACGATGTATTAAGCAGTTGCCATTCAAGTCTATAACCCCCAATGTCGGCAAACGCTTGGAGGATTGCCGCAAAATCTTCGCCAGAGTTGGAGCTGAAAGTTCCCTTAACATTCTCCCAGATAAATACTCTTGGTCTGCATTCCCCAATGAGACGAATTGCTTCAAGGATAAGGCTGCTTCGCTCTCCTTCCATTCCTTTACGCTTTCCAGCAAGGCTGAAGTCTTGGCAAGGACTTCCAAAGGTGATAAGGTCGATGCTTGGGAGGTCTGCCCCTCGAACATCTGTAACTGATCCGACATACTCTGCGTTCTTAAATTTGTGTTTATATACTGCTATTGCGTGTTTGTCTACTTCCGAGAAGTAGCTCTTGACTTTATACCCAGCCTTCTCAAAGCCTAAGTGGAAGCCACCGATACCTGAGAACAGGTCTAATTGATTAATCGTCATAGCGTATCTCTAATGATATAGCTGTCCAAATCCTCACCCTTCACGAAGAAGTCCTTATAGACTTTGATGGCTCTGTTGAACTTCGCCTCACCTCTCTTGTAGAACTCCTCACTCACATCGTAGATACCAATGTCGCAACTCGCTTTGTCGAGTGCGATGAAGTACCAGTCCTTGTATGACCTGTTGAACAGGTTGCAGTAGATATAGCATTGCATATCATATCCATATTTATCTGCGCTGTATCGGAACGCCTTGAGGTCGGTTGTTGTTTTGATGTCGGCTAGGAAGCTCTCGTTCCATATATCTGCCTTGCCTCTAAACGGAAAGCCACCTAGTAGGTCTACCATAGGCTTCTCTGTTTGGCTCTGCTTGAGGAAGTACTTAGCGTGTTCGTTTCTATGGAAGGCATCTGTGATGCGCTCAGACTTACTCATATCCGTTCTAGTGATACAAGTCTTGCTCGTTGATGCTTGGGCTTCCTTGTATGCTTTGGTGTTCTTAGAAGCTACATCTACCACCTCGAAGATGTCGTTGAATCTTTCGGGTTCTAGGATCATCGTATGGATGACTCTGCCCATTAGCAACGCTGGGCTGTTCTCCTTCTGACCATAGGTCTGTACATTGTGGAATGTCTTTGGACTATCCAGTAGCATCTTGAGACTGCTAGAGGATAGTGCTATTCTATTTAATGCTCCGTAGTAGAACTCATCATCTACTGCTTTATCTATGAGCCATTGCTGATCGTAGTCAGCTCCATCTAACATCAACATGAGTAACAAGTTAAGAGTTCTACCAATTCGTAGACTGCTATCATAGCAATCATTCCTAGAATAACCATAGTCTGCAAGAATGCAACTACCGCTACTTTGTTCCAATCAATCTTTTTCATTGCTCTTTTTTTAAGATTACGAAGGCAATATACACAAAATAGTTTTAATAACTACTCCTCCTCATCAAAAAAAGTTCTTCCTATGAACTCCTCTAGGTCATCTACCCTCTTAGTCAATGTGCGTATTTGGTTTAGGGCTATGCCCAAACCTATTCCAAATAGTACTAGTATCATTCTTTTATCGTATATGGTAAGACTTCAAACACTAGATCCTGTACATCCTCGAACTTCACATAGGTAAACACATCCTGAGCGTTCCATCTACCTACCCACTTGTGTAGTGCATCATCGTATGGTATGTAGTTCCTACGCTCTACCTTGTCCTTATTGAATGGCTCACATAGTTCAATGGCTCGTACCCTCAGATGTTTCTTACGAAACACATAGAACGCATCAGGGAACTGGAAGGCGATATACTCTGCCTTGCTCTTTTTAGAACACCAGCCATCACCTCCCCATACATTGATAAACTCCAGAAGGATATATCCTGATAAGTGCATCTTCTTGAGTCCTTTAACATCTACTAGCTTCTCTCCCCAGTAGAAGTCGATGTGCTTTTTGTCATCTGCTAGGTTGGACTTGAGTGCGCCAGTGATCTCCTTAAACAAGGCTTCACCAGTCTTGCCCACTTCAACACAGACCTTCGTGCGGTTTTCGGTTAGCTTACGCTTATCCTTTAGGTAGTTACGAAGTTGCATCTAGCAGCTCTTGCAGTTCTCTCATCCATTGCATCCAGATCTTAGGATTGCAAGTACATGGTATGTCAAACTTGTGGTTGAATACTCTAGCGTGAATGGTAGCTATACGCTCCCTATCTTCATAGGGCATCACCTTCTTTCTTAGAACACCTCCTGATAGATAGGTACGCTCATCATCAGTCAAACACTCTGGCTCACGCTTGTAAGGGAACAACTGATTCAGCTTTTCCTTACGCTCATCACAGCCGCACTCGTCTCCGACTACTGCTTTGACAGCTGCCTTGATTCCTGTCGCTGTGGTGATCTTCTCAATGGTGTCTCCTAACCCCTTAGATTTTGTCGAAGTCTCCGTTCTGGAAGTCTTGGTAGTCCTCTTTGACTTTTTCGTAGATCCTTGCTTTGCCATTTTTTATCGTGTTCTTAATTGATGTCAATCCTATCTCACTCTCTCTGTGTATCTTATTCATTGAAGTGCCGTTCATGTAGATACGCATCATCTTCGCATCGTACCAATGGAACTCATCGAGTTCTTCCTCCATGTAAGTAATGAGTTTCTCCATCGCTACCTTCTGCTCTGGGTACTCCTCGAACTCTAGCTGGTCATGAGTCATGTCCTCTAGGCTTATCTTATCAATGCGCTTCTTCGTGCGCTGGTACTTGAGTGCTGTGTTGATACAACTACGATAGACATAAAAAAAGTTAAGGGAGTCCTCCTCGTAAAAGTTGGTTCTCCCTTCGCCTTCCATTTCTAAGAGTCGCACAAATACCATCTGCACTATGTCAGAAGCTACCTCGTACGAACCATCGGTGTACTGCTTGATGAAGCCTGTCAGCCTCTTAAAGTTCTCTCTGTAAAAGTTCTCTATGTTGCCCACGACACTTGTATCATAAACAAACCAACGGCAAACTGGATTAGGTGTAATCCATTCAGTTCTTCAGTCTCCTCATAGTAGGCGTAGTTCACGCCTAACATCACACCAGTAATAGGACTAAACTCTATCTGCATATTGGTTCTCATTTTCTTTCTCCAATATACGACACTTATCAACTAATTCTTCACAATGCTTTTTCAAGTTATTCACTTCATGCTCTAGCTCAGTGATATACATACGCTGTCTAGTCATTAAAGCTGTCAGCTTGTTGGTACTGCGTACCTCATGTGATGGGTTCTCTATCAGCATTCTTTGCGCTACCGAATAGAAGAACCGATACATCTCTGACCAGTTGTAGTTCTCCTCGTGCTTCTTGTTAGCGTGATGCACTGAGCTGTGATCCTTACCAAATATCCTACCAATCTGCATTAAGGTCATATACTTACGCATAGCAACCATCATCGCTGAACGAGCGAATACCTGATCCTCTTGTCTCGTTCCATTAGGAACTACACCTATCTCCTCGTAGTATGCTCTTAGTAGTGTTGTCAATTCTTCCATTTGATCTCGTTTTCTTTTTCTATTATTCTTTGAAAAGGTATTCTATGCAGCTTTCCTGTTGAGGTATTCCTCACAATGTAGTAGCTACTGCCTACATCTATATCTGAATCTTCACCATCGACTCTGGTCTGCAAGTAGGCGTGAGTTTCTATGCAGATGAACTCCATACCACTTACCTCGAACCGCTGACCATTCAGCATCTTCCTTTTAAAATTCATCCATGTATCTCTCTAGCGACTCTTGGAGTCGTGCGTTCTCTTTCTTCAGGTCGTACACCTCTTGCTTCAAGTTGCCGTTCTTTATCCTAGCATCTAAGATTAAGCGATCTAGAGTAGTGAAGTAGTCGGTGATGTGTCGATAGACTGCTGCTGTATCAGCACAGATATGGAATACCTCCCACAACTGCTCCGTAGTCATCTTGTCTTGCTCACTTAGTTCCTTACTTAAGTAGTCCAAGCATCTATACAGCTCGGCTTCCTTTTCCATGTAGTACAATCTATTACCCTCAAAATGGAGATCCATCTATAATCGTTTCTTTAGTTATCAAATCTATTCCATTAATTCGGAATCCGCAGTTGCCTTTCGTACTCTCTATCCTAATCGGTGAATCAAGTCCTGTCGGTCTACCTCCAGACTCTAAAGTCTTGACCTTGCGAACATGAATGTCTGTGTACATCCATTCCGTTTCGTGTTGGCTAAAACGATGCAATACAACTAGTTCATCGCAGCGGTTCACAAACTTACCCCCTCCTTCAATATCACTCGCCATAGGAGGCATTGTATGCCCAGCGTACTCATGTGATCCTTTGAATACTTGCCGCAGTGCTGCCGTTGCTGGATGCGTGTTTAGTAAAGTGGTTACTCCATATTCTTTGCAGAACTTTCTGATATAACTAGTAACCTCGTAGTGATACTCGTGCGTTGATACGCCCTTCAGATCTTCCTTGCGGATAGTAAGGCTGTTGTACGGATCAATCATGAACCCCTGAAACTCCCAAGCATCGTATATCTCTCTTGCTATCTCCAGCAATTCAAACGCATTGACTATGAGTTCCGAGTCGATGAATGCCCAATGCCCTTCGACATAAGCGTGATGCCTCCAGAAGGTCTGCTCATCAATCTGGTTGATTGGCTTACCAGCTAGGAACTCTATCAGCTTACGCTGTAAGTCTTGCACCTCATTCTCTGAGGAGTAGATCAGCCACTTCGTTCCGTTCTCTAAGGTGTGTAGCAGTTGGAGGTAGGTCATCGTGTGAGTCTTTCCGACATTAGCGTGTCCTGTTACTACTACGAAGTTGCCCTTCTTGAATCTAAGGTATTCATCTATCTCAGGCGCACCGAATCTTGATGCCTCTGAGATCTTTCCCTCTCTAGCTCTCTCTAGGTATCGGAGTGTTTTATCGGATTGGATTATGTGTTTGTGAATCATTCTTCTAAATTAACAATGAATTTTTAATATCCTACTACAAAGGCAAAAAAAAGAGGAGCATCTCTGCTCCCCTCTGCTCAACACAATCAATCAACTAGAATCGTAGGCTGACTTTATTTCTACTGCGGTAGTTGTAAATGTCCTCAATTAAAGTCATATACTGGTCAGTATTCAAACATGGAACTAGCGATGCTGGTTGTAGTGCAATCTTACCAATCAGGTGAGAGAACTCAAAGTTCTCATTCTTGTATAGCCTTATCAACGCCCGAACAAATATCTGGCGAGTTCCTCCGTTATGATATTGCTTGATGATGTTTACCCAATTAGCAATAGTCTCAGCTCTATCAATATGCACAGCTTCCCAAGTGCCATTCTTAATCTCTTTAGTACGGCTTGTATTATCAGATCCTAACAACGCAAGAGCAGAAGATAAATTCAACTCAGTGCGTTCTAGAAAGTCTCTTAGATAGATATACTCTTTGTAGCCCATATCAGCGTAGCCATCTATGAACTCAACCATTGTCCAGTTCTTGCTGTTCTGATTTAGCCTATGTACTTCGCTTAGACCATATCCAGTAGCTACGATGTAGCGTAAAGGTAGTTTGAGTTCCTTGCTTACTTGAAGCCTGTGCTGACCATCAATAACCTGATGATGCTCATTCACAATAATTGGGCTGATAAGTAACTCCTGCTCCATTGACTTTCTTAGTCGCTTTAAGTGGAGGTCATTTTTAGGGCGGTTGCCCTCGATAGTTGAGAACATTGAATAGTTCTTCGTTTCTTTAACTTGCATTAGCATTGGTATTAGAAATTAAAAAAAGGGAGGTCTAAGCCTCCCATGAATTAGAATGGTAGGTCATCCGATTGTCCGTTCACAATCGCGTTGGCTGTTTCAATCTTCTCCTCTCGTGAGGCAAAGTGATTGTCGTAGGTAGTGTCCTCTTTCTTGTCGGACTCTAGTACCCAAGCAACGAAGCTGTCTGCTACCTTTAGAACATCTGTACTCTTAGCACCTTTGTCTTTTAGTAGATCAACTGCTGCTTTCAAACACGACTGCTTTACAATCATCTTCTGCTTGTCATCACCTCCTGATGAGTAGCTAGACTTTGAGTAGCCACCACCAGAGAACCCTCCTTGATTGTAGACTGGCTTGATACGATTGCCGTACTGCGTACTAGTCAATTCATATTCTGAATCTTGACCTAC